ACTATTAACTCCTAATGCTCAACCTGTTATGATGGGCTGGGAAGATCCTATAATGAAAGAAGCTGCAGAAGTAATATGTCATAATAAAGGAAAAATACTTAATGTAGGATTTGGTTTAGGACTTATAGACAATTATATACAATCTCATCAAGTACAAGAACATTGGATTATAGAAGCTCATCCAGATGTACAAAATAAAATGAAAAAAGATGGATGGAATAAAAAATCTAATGTTACATGTTTATTTGATAAATGGCAAAATGTATTAGATAAATTACCTAAATTTGATGGAATCTACTTTGATACTTGGAAAGAATCGTTAGATACATTTCATGAAATAGTACCTAATATATTGAAACTTGGAGGTAAATACACATATTGGTCACCTGCAGATCTAGAAGTACATTCTGTATTTAAATCAAATGATTATAAAGTCGAAGAAGGTACTATAAAATTAAATCATATAGCATCGAATCAAAAATATTATGATACTTCTAAAGATTTATTTAATTATAAAATAATAACTAGAAAGTAAAATTAACTAATGAATTATTTAAAAAGGATATTTATATAAAATGAATAATGTAACAGTATTATTTCCAGGAGGCTTTAAGCCAATAACAGGAGCTCATATGGCTCTTGCACAACGTTACGCACAAAATCCTAGCGTCGACAAAGTTATTATGTTAATAGGTCCAAAAGAACGTCAAGGTATAACACAACAAAATAGTATTAAAATGTTTAATTTATTAAATAGAAATAATAACATTGAAATACAAACTACAAAATTTAATTCGCCAATTATGGCTGCATACGAATATTTATTTGCATTGCCACAAGATAATCAAGGACAATATGCATTAGCAGCTTCTGAAAAAGATGAAGATTATGTTCGTGTTAAATCTTTTTTACCAAATGTAGATAAATATAAAACAATAGGAGATCGTAACGGAAGAAAAATACCAAACGGGGTTGATGCAGTTGAATTAACAGTTTCTGTAGATCCTTTAAAATATAAAGATGGTGAAGATAAAGGCAAATCAATATCTGCATCTGCAGTAAGAGCAGCATTAAATGCAGATTCATATAGTAAATTCAAAGCAAGTTATCCAGGATATGATGAATCTATTATAAAAAATATTTGGCAAATGCTTGGCGGAGCTCCTACATATGGAGATGTAATGGGAGTAAAAGAACAGATGGGTGTTGGTTACATGACTCCAAAAGGCACAAAGGCACATTCTAAAAAAATTAAAAAATTAAGAAAATTTTTAAATAAATCAGATGATAAAGGATTTGAATATAATTTTAATCAATTTCCAAAAACTGTATTTGGAACTCCATATTTAAATGAAGGAGGACTAGCAGGACATATGGCTCATCCATTTGATAAAAATAAATCACAATCATTAACATTTGCAGATATGAAAGAAATGATTGTAAGAGGATTACAAGGAAAATTAGATATAGAAGATTCTGTAACTGAAAAAACTGACGGACAGAATATTTTTATGACAGTAAAAGATGGACAAGTTAAATTTGCTAGAAATAAAACAGAAAGAACAAATCCATTATCGGTAAAAGAATTACAAGCAAAGTTTGCAGGAAGAGGTCCAATATCAGATGCATTTGGAGAAGCAGGAAATGATCTAGCAGCTGCATTTTCAAAAGTAGGATCAGAAAAATTAACTAGTATTTTTCAAAACGGAAAAATATTTGCGAATATGGAAATTATATATCCAGCTACAAAAAATGTTATACCATATGAAGTAGCAGTTTTACAATTTCATAATTTAGTTGAATATGATGAAAATGGCAATGTTGTACAAACAGATATGACTGGCGGTAACGTAGTTCAGCGAGCAATTCAAGATGCAAATGCACATATGCAAAAAACATTTAATCTAATACCACCGCAAAAAATTAAAATAGGAGCAGTTGAAAACTTTCAAGATTATCAAGATGCTTTATTTAATGAGTTAAATCAATTGCGTGATAAATATAAATTAAACGACAATGATTTTATTTCTGAATATCATAGAGCTTGGTGGAAAGATGTAATACGACAAAAAGCAGAAAATTTAAATTATGATATTCCAGAAGAAGTTTTAGATCAATTAGTAAATAGATGGTCATTTAATGATAAATCAAATACTATAGTAAAAATAAAAAAACAAATTAACAATTCAGAATTTTTAGATTGGGTATCTACATTTGATAAAAAAGATTTTAAACAATATCAAAAAGATAATATACAACCATTTGAATCTATATTTTTAAAGTTAGGAGCAGAAATTATGAAAAATGCATCTAACTTTTTAGCTGCTAATCCAGCAAAATCAGTACAAGCTATTAGAAAAGATATTGCTCAAGTGATTCGTGACTTAAGATCAACTGGTGATATATCAAAAATGGGATTGTTAAAAACACAATTAGAACGAATTAAACGATTAGGAGGATTCGAAAAAATAGTACCAGTTGAAGGTATTGTATTTACTTATGGAGGTAATACATATAAGTTAACTGGTGCATTTGCTCCTATCAATCAAATATTAGGAACATTAAAGTATTCTAGATAATATTTATATAAAATAATATAACAGGACGTTAACATGAGTAAACATAAACAACCAAAAAATGAAAAACATAAACCTAGAAAAGATCTAAAAGATTATACAGGTGAAGGAACAAATGATTGTCAATGGGAGGCGTCAGGAGAAATTTTGCCAGGTGATAGAAAAGATGATAAATTTCCAAATCCAGATGATAAAATATATCCATTTGTAGCAAATCATGATAAAGATCAAGAAAAAATAACAATGGTTCCAGAACTTAAAGATGCTGATAGAGTATATCCTATTAAAGATATGCAAGATGGAAATCCTAAAATGGCAGCACACGCAAAATCAACATTTGAAAAAAATGTAGAAAATGATGCTAAAGATTTAATTGATACATTATCAAAAAAAGATGGAGGTTATATGTCTCAAATAAAAAAATTAACAAAAGAACAAAAAGAAAAATTAGTTCGAGAAATTGTTAAACGTCGAATTATTAATTTTATAAATGAACAAGAAGAACCAGAAGAACCTGCAGAACCAGAAACACCAGACGCACCAGATACACCAGATGCTACTGATACACCAGAACCTGCAGCTGCACCAGAAACTCCGGAAGTAGCTCCAGAGCCAACAGACGAACCAGCTAGTCCAGAAGAACCACCAGCTGATACAGATGGTGCAGGGAGCGATGCTAGAATTGATAATTTTGTAAAAGCATTAGAACAAAAACCAGGTACATTAATACAAGTTAAACTATTAATGGGTGTAATAAAAAAATTATTGAATGATAAAAATCCAAAACAAAAACTTCAATTATTAGCTTTTATGAAACGATTAATAGATAGATCATTACAAAAACAATCACCAATAGAATAAAAATATGTCAAAAAAGTTACAAAATATAAAAGCCATTCAACAAATGTTGGATGGTACCCATAGATTCCAAACTAAAAAAACAACTGGATTTTCTGATGCTAAGCAATTAGCTGAAAAAAATAAAAAACGTGAAGTTGGAGACACATGGGAAGAAAAAATTGGAAATACTGTTTATATAATTACACAAGAAAATGGATTTCGTGTTAAAAAACCAAAAAACTCAGTATCTGCAGAAGTTCGTGAATATTTAAATTCATATCCTAATTGTAGAGAATCATGTTGTAAAACAAGTTATAATCATTTAGATAAAAAAATGAGAACAATTCATGGAATGTGTTTTGATTGTGTTGTAGAAATGGAACATGAATTAAGAAAGCAAGGAAAATATGAAGAGTATGAACAAAAGAAAATTCATGAAAATGCAGTAGCATGGCTTAAAAATGCAGAACAAGATGTAGAACAATTAAAAAAAATATATACAGAAACACAACAATACGTAACTAATGCAGATGGAGCATTAGAAACGTGGGATGCAAAAATGACTGTAGAAAAATTTGATGAAACTATACAAACACAATTCGAAGAGTTTAAAACAAAGTTTCTAAATAATTTAACTAAAACAACAAAGGATAATAATGATTAAAAAATATTGGAAATTAATTGTAAGTATTATTGCTGGTATCTTTGGATTGATATTTATATTTAGTAAAAAATCTAATTCAAAAAAAGCAGATGATGCTAAGAAAAAAATTGATGATAATAATAAATCCATAAATCAATTAGATGGAAGAATTGAAGAAATAAAAAAACAAAAAACAGCTGTTAAGAAAAAAGCTGCTACTACAAAAAAGAATATTGAGACTGCTAAAAAATTAAAAAAACAATCTCCTCCAAAAAAAGTAGTAAAGTCAAAAGATGAAGCAGTTAAATCAGCTGCAGCAAATATAAGAAGAAGAACTAGGAAATGAAAAAAATTTTTATTATATTATTTATATGGCCATTAATAACATTTAGTCAAACAGTAGATACATGTTTTACAAGTGAAGAAATTATAGATATTTCAGAAACATTGGATTCGTTATATTACTTAGATTCAATTAATAATGAAATTATTTCTCAACAAGAAATATTAGTGTCAGAATTAGAAACAGTTATTAAATTAGATTCAATTGAAATGTTGTATACAACTAAAAAAATAAGTTTATTAGAAAATAATATTGAATTGTATATACAACGTGAAAAATATTTAAAACCTAAATGGTATGATCATAAAGTTATATGGTTTGCATCTGGTATAATAACTGCAGTAGCAACAGGAAAAATGGCCGTTGAAGTACTTCAGTGAGTAATAAACAAAATATTAAATTAATAATAAAAGAGCAATACAAAAAGTGCGCAGAAGATCCTGTTTACTTTATGCGTCAGTATTGTTATATTCAACATCCCACAAAAGGTAAAATTAAATTTAATTTATTTCCATTTCAAGAAGAGTCATTATCTACATTACAAAATAACAGATACAATGTTATTCTTAAATCAAGACAATTAGGTATATCAACATTATCTGCAGGATATGCTTTATGGTCAATGTTATTTAATGAAGATTTTAATGTATTAGTTATTGCAACTACTCAAGACGTAGCAAAAAATTTGGTAAGTAAAGTTCAAATAATGAATGAAAATTTACCAAGTTGGTTAAAAACAAATATAGTTACAAATAATAAACTATCATTGAAATTTGCAAATGGATCTCAAATTAAAGCAATATCAAGTGCATCTACCGGAGCACGATCAGAAGCATTATCATTATTAATAGTTGATGAAGCTGCATTTATTAGAAATATTGAAGAAATATGGGTAGCATCTCAAGCAACATTATCTACTGGAGGAGGAGCTATTGTATTATCTACTCCTAATGGTATTGGTAATTGGTTTCATCAAACATGGGCAGACGCTGAAACTGGAGTTAATGGATTTCAAACAATTAAATTAGATTGGAAATTACATCCAGAACGAGATCAATTATGGAGAGATGAACAAACGCAATTATTAGGAGAACGAGGCGCAGCTCAAGAATGTGATTGTGATTTTATATCATCTGGCCATACTGTAGTAGATGGATTAATATTACAAGAATATGAACTTAAATGTATTGAGCCAATAGAAAAACGAGGATACGACAATGGATATTGGATATGGGAATATCCAGATTATACAAAAAATTATATTGTAGTTGCAGACGTTGCTAGAGGTGATGGAGCAGATTGGTCAGCTTTTCACGTAATTGATGTACAAGATATAAAACAAGTAGCAGAATACAAAGGAAAACTTCCGCCTAAAGACTTTGGTAACATGTTAGTAACAGTTGCAACAGAATGGAATAATGCATTATTAGCTATAGAAAACGCAAATATCGGATGGGCAGCAATACAGCCAGCATTAGATAGAAATTATGAAAACTTATTTTATACATATAAAGATGATGGATATGTCGACTTAGATATACAATTAAGAAAAGGATATGATCAAAAAGATAAATCACAAATGGTACCAGGTGTGTCGACAACTTCTCGAACAAGACCATTAATGATATCTGCATTAGAAATGTATATGCGAGAAAAAAGTCCTGTTATACATTCTAAAAGATTAATACAAGAGCTATTCGTATTCGTTTGGTTAAATAGTAAACCTCAAGCACAAGTTGGATATAATGACGATTTGGTAATGAGTTTTGCAATTGCTTTATGGTTACGTGATACAAGTTTAAAATTAAGACAGCAAGGTATTGAATTGAATAAAAGAGCTTTATCTCAATTTCAAAAATCAGATACAACCATTTATACTAATAAAAATAAACATTCTGAACAAGGGTGGGATTGGAATAATGGGTATGATAATGAAAATTTAACCTGGCTTCTGTAGTTAGTTATATTTATATTAAATTAAAGATAATATTATGGCGTCGTTAAGAAAACGTTTACAAAATTTATTTAGTACAAATGTCGTAGTTAGAAAATTCGGCAAAGAAAAATTACGTGTTGTTGATACAAATCGATTACAATCAGTAGGAAATATTTCTGCTACAAAAATAACTGATCGATATTCAAGATTACATGGATCGAATAGATATGGATACGGATCATATGGATCTGCTTATGGAGGGTATGATTCAAATTACTATTCACAACAAAATAGAAAACAATTATATACTGATTATGAAATGATGGATAAAGATCCTATTATTTCTTCTGCATTAGATATATACTCTGACGAATCAACCTTAGAAGATCAGTTTGGAGATATATTAACAATAAAAACTAATAAAACACATATCCAAAAAATATTATACAATTTATTTTATGATGTATTAAATATTGAATTCAATATGTGGCCTTGGATAAGAAATATATGTAAATACGGAGATTTCTTTTTAAAATTAGATATATCAGAAGGAATTGGTATAATTAATTCAAGACCATTATCTGCATATGAAGTAGAAAGAATGGAAGTATTCAATGAAGAAACGGGAGAATATGAAATTAAATTTCGTCATTCTATTACAGAACAAATTGAATATGATGTTTTTGAATTAGCACATTTTAGAATGTTATCAGATTCAAATTTTTTACCATATGGTAGATCAATGCTAGAAGGAGCAAGACAAGAATTTCAAAAATTAACAATGTTAGAAGATGCAATGTTAATACATAGAATTATGAGAGCTCCAGAAAAAAGAATTTTTAAAATTGATATTGGTAATATTCCACCAAATGAAGTTGATTCATTTATGGAACAAATTATTAATAAAATGAAAAAAGTTCCTTTTGTCGATAAAGAAACAGGTAACTATAATTTAAAATTTAATTTGAATAATATGTTAGAAGATTATTACTTACCAGTTCGTGGAGGTAATAGCCAAACACAAATAGATACATTACCAGGAATGCAATTTACTGGTATAGATGATATTGAATATGTAAAAAATAAAATGATGGCTGCTTTAAAAATACCTAAACCATTTTTAGGATATGATGAAGGTGTTGAAGGAAAAACTACATTAGCAGCTATGGATATACGTTTTGCTAGAACAATAGAAAGAATTCAAAAAATTGTTGTATCAGAACTATCTAAAATTGCTATAGTACATTTATATTCTCAAGGATTTGAAGGAGAAGATTTAATTGGATTTGAATTATCTTTAACTCCTCCATCTATTATATATGATCAACAAAAAGTTGCATTAATGAATGAAAAAATTCAATTAGCAGTTGCAATGAAAGATTCTAAATTATTGTCAGATAAATATATTTATGAATACATATTTAATATGTCTGAAGATGAATGGTTACAAGAAAGAAATGATATAGTTGAAGATTTAAAATTACGTTTTAGACAAAATCAATTAGAACAAGAAGGCAATGATCCAACGGTAACTGGAGAATCATTTGGTACTCCTCACGATTTAGCTTCAATGCATATGAGTCACGATGATGTAACAGATAAAGATCAAGGAGGCCGACCTCCCGAAGGAATAAAATACGGACAGCATAAAAATCAAATGGGATGGGATCCGACTGGAGCAAAAACATTAAAACAAGCAACTAGTACTACATTTCAACCAGATTCTAGATATAAAAAATCTATTAAAGTTGCAACAGAAAATGCTGATATACTAAAGAAATTAAAACAAAATAAATCAAAAATCATAAATGAAGATTCAAAAATAGAAGATGAAAATCTTTCTATGTTGGATGAAAACAATATTTTATAATTTACTTTATATTTATATGAAAAGAAGTATGCACTAACATGAAAAACTTAAAACATTCAAAGTATAAAAATACCGCTATTCTTTTTGAAATGTTAGTAAGAAAACTTACGTCAGAAACATTAACATCTGATAAAACTGTAACTGTTGAAATAATTAAAAAATATTTCGGTAAAAATACAGCGTTATCAAAAGAATTACAGTTATATAATGCACTAATTAAAGAAACAATTAATTCAGAAGCAAAAGCATTAGATTTTATTAGAAGTTGTAAAGACTCTCATAATAGGTTAAGCAAAACTTCATTAAAAAGACAACGTTATAATTTAGTTAAAGAAATTTCTGAAAATTTTGATTTTCAAAAAATATCAAAAATACGTATAAATAATTATAAAGAATTAGCATCTATATATAAATTATTTGAATATAGTGAAGTTGATAATCCAAAAGTATTGTTAGAATGTAAAACTTCGATTGTTAATCATTTAATGGGAAAACAAGAATCAATTGATACATCAAATGCATTAATTGAAACATATAAAACTCATGATAAAAATGTTAGATTATTAGCATATAAAATTCTAGTAGATAAATTTAATAAAAAATATTCAACATTAGATGAAAATCAAAAACAAGTTTTAAATAAATTTATTACTCACGTTAATGATTCAGAATCAATTAAACAATATTTTGAAAAAATTATTCCTTCAATTAAAAAAGATTTAAAAGAGCAAGTTAATAAAATAACAGATGCTGCTACAAAAATAAAAGTAGATAAATTATCAGAAATGCTTTGTAATGTAGAAACTATAAAAGTAATCAAAGAATCTCATGTATTAACTATATTGAGATATTATGATTTAATTAAAGAACTAAAACAGGTAAATAAATGAAATCATTATTAAAACAAATTGAATCTAAATTTCAAAATTTACAAGAACAAGATCAAGATGGTGATAAAGATCAAGACTTTGCAGATGTTCAAATTGCAAGAATGGTAGCATCTGGAATGTCAAAGGAAGATGCAATAAAAAAAGTTAAAGGTAAAAATTATAACGAAGAAGCTAAACCTGACTTTTTAGATCTAGACGGAGATAATGATAAAGAGGAGCCAATGAAGCAGGCTGCTGCACAAGCAAATGAAGCTACTATTGAAGTACCTCAAGAAAAATTAGCTCAAGTTAAAGCACAAGCAGACGATGATGACACTATAAAAGTTGTTGATGAACAAAACGTTACTGCAAATTTAGACGGAGGAGCTGGACCTCCAAAAACGCCATATGCATTTGGAAAGAAAAAAAGAAAATACACATACGCATCAGTATCAGAAGCTATGGATCAAAAATATGCAGCAATGATTGAATCATATTCAAGATTTGCAACTGGTAATCCAAAGTCGACTCCATCACAAACTGTTAATGGTACTATAAAAGAAGTAGCAAAAAAATTACAAGAGATAGAACAATTAGTTAAATATACTTCTAAATTAAAAAATGAATCTGGCATAGCTGGATCAACATATGGAAAATCTACTCATAATGCATTAAAAAGAATTTCTGAAAGACTATTGAAAATTTCTGAAAGAGTTAGAAGTTTAGGAGAATAATATGAACAAAGCTTTATTAGTAGAATATATGCCATTTAAACCAATTGGTGCTATGAATGAACAATCAGGAGCTAAATTTGGTGTTCCTGGAGGATTGGTAGTACAAGGAGTATTACAACGAGCGGGGGCCAAAAATCAAAATGGTAGAGTATATCCAAAAAATATATTAGATCGTGAAGCTAAAAAATATCAAACAGATTATATTGATCAGAATAGAGCATTAGGCGAATTAGATCATCCGGATTCTTCAGTTGTTAATTTAAATAATGTATCACACAATGTTTTAAAAATGTGGTGGGATGGTGATGATTTATGTGGAGCTGTACAAATATTAGAAACTCCAGCCGGCAAAATTTTAAAATCATTATTTAAAGCTGGTATTACATTAGGAATATCAAGTAGAGGTTTAGGAAGTGTAAAAGAATTATATAAAGAATCTGCAGTAGAGGTTCAAGAAGATTTTGAATTAATATGTTTTGATTTTGTATCTAATCCATCAACACATGGAGCATTTTTAAGACCAATGAATGAATCAAAAAAAATTAATAACAAAAAAAATTATCAACAAGTAAATAATATTATTACATCAATATTGTGTGATAGCGGCAAATGTAGGATTTTACCATGAGAATAAAAGAATTATTAGAAGCATTAGAAAGAGAACCAATACAAATAACTACAGAACAAAAACAAGAATTTTTGCAGTCTGTTAAATCTTTTTCTCAATTAGGTGAAGGTGTTTATAGCAAAACAAATTTAAAAGAATTATGTGAAAAAGTAAAGTATATGGTTGAAATGGCTAATCAAGTTACACTATCTGAAGGAGATTGGTTTGATGGAATTACTGTTAACAGAAACATGAAAGAAATTGCTAATTCATATAAAGTATTTGAAAAAACAGCTCAAGAAATGAATGTTTTACAAGAAAGATTAACTGCTGCATATGAAGATATTGGAACAGGTCTAGGTAGATATTTTGAAATAGATTAATTTTGATAATTGAAAAAAAATTATTATAATAAAGGAAATAGATGTCAAATATAAATAATATGTATCATCAGCATTTTGGTTTAAAGAAAACAAATGAAGCAGATCTGGTAAATAAAATATCAGACTATAGGGGAGGATTTCTTTATAAACTAATAGATCCAGCAACTGCAGGAAATGTAAAAGCTGATATCCAAGCATTTTTAAATAAAAAAGGAATGCATGTTATTAAAACAAAATTTAACGACGCAGCTGGTAAAGGATTCTTTTATGTTAGATTAGGAGAAGACCCTGCTAAAGAATCACAAAGAATACAAGGATTTGTAAGTCAATTACCAGAAGTTTCAAAATTTAAATTTACATTAAGACCAATACAAAAACAAGTTACAAATAATTCAGATAATGAACAAACAATCTAAACACCACAAATCAATAGTTCCAGGAAATGCATTTTCAACAAAAGTAATAGGCAAAGATATAAATTTTGCAATTAGAAATTGGAAAAAACAAACTAAAACATCTGGTATACTAGATATATTAAAATCAAAACAAGAATTTCAAAAAGCAAGTATTTTAAAAAGACAAATGCTTTCTGCAGCTAAATACAAACAATATATTCAAACATTAAAAGAAGATTAATCTTTTTTTACTTACTCCATATTTATAGTAAATACGCTATCTCTATATAGCGTCAATTATTATTAATATTCTTATTAAGATTCACAATAATCTTATTTCCAACAAAAAATTAAGGAGTAAACGTATGGACGTAAAATCGGACTTACTAAAAGAAGCAATTGCAGATGCAAAAGCTGTTAAAGAAACAGCGTTAGCAAATGCAAAAATAGCTCTTGAAGAAGCTTTTGCTCCTAGACTTCACAACATGTTATCAACAAAAATTTCAGAAGAAATGGAAGAACCCATGGGAGATGAAATGGATGTAGATATGGATATGGATATGGAAGCACCTACTGAAGAACCAACAGTAACTGTCGACGGCGAAAAATATGTAAAAGCTGACGACGAAGCTGGTGAAGATTTAGATGCAGCCGCTGTATCAGATGACATGGATGCAATGGGGGATATGCATGCAGAAGGCGAAGAAGCCGAAATGGATGCAGAACCTGTAGATGTTGCTACTGAAGATCTAGAATTAGAAGCTATCATTAGAGAGTTAGAAGAAGACTTGAATGAAGAAGAAATAACTGAAGAGTTAGATGAAGCTCATTGTGGCACTGGAGATGAACCCGACGATAAGAAGGAGAAAAACGAAGGTAAACATGAAGAGCCAAAAGACAATGACAAAGTAGAAGAATCACTAAACATTGATGAAATAATTGAAGAAATTCTTTCAGAAGATGAATTAGGTGAAGCTCATTGTGGTACTGGAGACGAACCCAAAGAAAAAGATGAAAAAGAAGTTGACGAAGCTTTAGATTCATCTGGTATTGGAAAAGGAACTGGTATGAAGCAAGCTGACGATCACACTGATGATCCACAAGGATCTAAATTAGTAGAAGAGTTAGATGAAGCTTATGATACTATTGAATCATTGAGAGACACTATCAATGAAGTTAATCTTTTAAATGCAAAACTTCTTTACACGAATAAATTATTTAGAAATTTTGAATTATCAGAAGATCAAAAAATGAAAGTAATAGAAAATTTTGATAGAGCTGGTAATACAAGAGAAGTTAAACTAGTATTTAGTACATTAGCAGAAAATTTTACAGTACCTGTAAAAAAGAGAAAAATGGTAAAAGAAGGAATTGCTTCTAAACCAGTTCAATCTACTGCTCCTGCAACTAAAACTATAATCAATGAAGGTAATCAATTAGCTAATAGATGGAAGAAATTAGCTGGATTACTAGATTAAAAAAAAGGAAAATTAAAAATGGAAATTTCATCTTTATTAGAAGATAATAACTTTTCCCAAAGAAAAGCTGTTGTTAATTCAGTCAGCAAATGGGAAAAGACCGGTCTATTAGAAGGTTTAAAAACCGAGACCGAAAAAGCCGGAATGGCTCAGCTTCTAGAGAACCAAGCAAGACAACTTGTAAAAGAAGCGTCTGCTACTGGTACAACTCAAGGATCTGAAGAATGGGCTGGTGTAGCACTTCCATTGGTAAGAAGAATCTTTGCTGAATTTGCAGCTAAAGAATTTGTTTCTGTACAACCAATGAACTTGCCATCAGGTCTAGTATTTTATTTAGATTTCAAATACGGAACAGCACAGCCTGGATTCGATGATGATAACTTAGACAGAACGGGTGATAACCCATTTGGTGCTCCAAATGCAAATGACTCTATGTTTGGTGTTACTACAACATCAGGTGACCCATCAGGTGGTTTATATGGTGCAGGAAGATTTGGATATTCTATCAATGAAGACTCTGCAACTGTAACAACTGCAACTTTAGGAACATTGGCATCATCATCTGTAAATTATGATTCAGATTTCACTGCTCCTGCTGTCGGAACATTTGCTCAGTATGGTATTGTACAAATACCTACTTCTTCTTTATCTGGTTTAGATAAATTAGCAGTAAGATCATTTACAATAGCAACTGGTTCTGGTACAATAACTCAATTCCCAGCATTTACAAAAATAAATGGTGGTAATGTAGAATTTTTAGTATCAGGTTCTAATGCAACTCTTGGTGCTGGTGGATCATATACAGTTAAATTTAGTAAACAACCTACTGATGTAAGTAGAGGAGACTTTGAAGACACAGCTCCATTTAAAGGTTCTGGTGCTGACACTGGTATCAATAGTGGTACTGATATTGACATTCCAGAAGTAAATCTTGAAATGCAATCAGATCCAATAGTAGCTAAGACTAGAAAGTTAAAGGCTGTTTGGACTCCTGAATTTGCTCAAGATTTAAATGCATATCACTCAATTGACGCTGAAGCTGAATTAACTTCAATGTTAAGTGAATATGTATCAATG